GGGCCAGGTAAGGGTGGTAAGGGTGGAAAGAGCCTTGCAAAGCAAAATGCTATAGCACGTCGGGAGATGAGAAGTAGAGCAGGAGCATTTAGAGCAATGGCGACGTGGGCTGTAGACCCTCGTAGCCCCGGAGGAAAGTATATTACGGGCAAGGAGTCAAAGACTCTTAATAAGCTGGAAGCTCAGAGATTGGCATTCTCACGACGTAGCAACATAATTGGTCAGATGATACGCCAGGATCGTCGTAATCCAGGGCATAAGAACTACAACGTTACCTATGGTGGGGATAGTGTTACCGTTCATGCAGATGGTGCAACTGTAAACTCGGTTATGAGAGCACTCAATAAAGCTCACTTCAGAAGGACAAATAAACCCAATCGAGGCAGATCTTAATGCTTACCAGCGTAGTTATTAAGAGTGCAGATTCGCTCTCCAGCATTACAGTTAATGATGCAACGTACCCATTAAATGTCTTTAACTGGAATCAGACAATGGTAGGTGACAATCTACGCAGAATGGATGGGCCAGGTCGCCATTTCAACCAAAAATATCCTGAGACTCTTCCAGTACATATGGAAGGGCATATTCTTGCTGACACTACTAGTGCTTATTGGACTGCTCGTAAAGCTCTGCTCAATATTGTTGTTCCAAACTTCGACCAGCCCCTAACTATTCACGGAACTATTAATATACAGCTTGATGGAGATTCCGAGACATATTTTACACGAGTAGCCCTTGTGGATTGGGATGTACCTCTCGAAGCTTTCTATCCAACTGTAACACCTTTTATGTTTCAATGGGAAAGCTTTGATGGCTATTGGCTTAAACTCTCAAGCTTCTTGTCGGCCAAGATTTAATGTCATTTATTGAGGCAAGAGTCGTCCACCGAAATCATAGCGGTGGCGTAATCCAAGTTTTCAAACCAGTAGGTGATTCACTCACTTACTACTTTAAAGCCTCAGATGTCAGTGGACTAACCTATCAGATAGCACAGAGCGATCTAATAGCTGCTGATACATTTGCTCCCTATCGAACTGACTATGAACTCCAATTTCGTTACGCTGGCGGTGCATGGACTCCGGTGCAAGCAGGAATTCATGTCCCTATCGAAATGGCTGCCAATAGTGGGGTAGTGCAAGTAGGCGGAAAGGATTGGGGACATTATCTTGAGCAGCCATATTTCTTTAATTCATACAATGTGAATGCAGATGATCTTGCTCTAGGACATGCTGCTTTTCTTAATGATCCTCTTTCGGCAACTACTGCATTCATCAAGTTTTGGGCAGTAGATACAGGATTGCAAACTGTAATAACTGACCTTGTTGCTGGAACTGCTGCCTCAATTGGACTCACTCCCTCGTTTATAGGTGCTGGTTGGGCCGGAGCAAAACCTCTTAACCACGAACCGATTGTATTCCAAGATACGACTAATATCATCGATCACATTCGTAGTCTCTCTGCGATGTTTGATCCCTATGGCTTCGACTTCTTTGTAGATTGGGATAAAACAATCAACTTCTATAATACGCGGCGAAACCCTACTACGCCAATCTATACCCTTCTCGACAACTCGACCATTGCCGATATTCCGAGTTGGCGAAACAATGGCCCGCTGGCAACACACGTTGTGGGTCTTGGACCGGGTTCTCCCGCATGGTGGGCATTTAAAAAGGATCAAGACAATATCAACACTTTTCGACATTGGCTAAAACTTGAAACACTTGGTAATGCCATGCATACGGGCAAGGGTGCTAAACGACTTTTACGCGAAGTTAAGTCTGCTACAAATGATCTACAGTTTCTCTTTCCACATAAAGACTTGTCTATTACGATTCGACCACAGGCTTTGAATTTTGTCGATCCTCTTGACATGTTTAAGAACCATTGTGGGGATGTACTTGATATCGACTACAGCGGCATGTTACCCTATCACCGTATTGATTCACTATTTTGGATCACTGGTCAGGATTTCCACAATGATAGTAGTGGAAACTGGCTTTGTGATCTTACTCTACAACAGGTGTATGCATAATGGCAGACTATAGAGAAAGTCAAGAAACCGAAACTATCAGCGAACTTTACCGACGTGTTGCAAATCTAGAAGCACAACTTGTTTCTGCACGATCTATAGGTAATATATACAGTCCAAGGATCAATCCTATTGCATATCCAACTCCCGTTGAAGGCCAACATGCAATTGATCCTGCCGACGATCAACATATGTGGTTCGCTCGTGGTGAGTGGCGAAAAGCCACTGGATTCGGTATCTATGATATTAAGGTATACGAAGATACTGTTCCTGCTAGTGCTGGAGATGGGAGCTTCAAAACAGAAATACCTGAAGATTTTGATGGAGCAGAGTTAGTAAAGGTCGAAGGCTATGTCTCTACTGCTTCATCCTCTGGCAGTCTTCAAGTCCAAGTTCAGAACAGAACTGCAAGTGTTGATATGTTGTCTTCTAAAATAACTATTGACTCTGGTGAATTAAACTCGAAGGACTCTGGAACGCAACCAGTTGTTATTCAAGCCAATGCGGGAGTTTCTTGGGGAGATCATATTTGGCTAGATATTGATGCAGCAGGATCGAATGCTCTTGGATTGGGAATTATCCTATATTTCCTTCCGTCAGGCTCCGCACAAATTACTATTCAAGGAGCTAAGGGAGATCCAGGTGGTGTAACTACTTGGACAGGAGTATGGATTGTTACAACTACCTATACATCAGGTCAAGCTGTTTCTAATAATGGTTCCAGCTATGTTGCAATTATAGGTAGCACAGGTATCGAACCTGGGGTGACTCCCGGCTGGCAGACATACTGGATGCTTCTTACTGAAGTCCAAAAATTCGGTGGCCTAGATATAGGAATAAATGGTAATAATTATATAATCGACACAGGAATAAAAGGATGGGTGGAAATTCCTTATGATTGCACGATTGTCTCCGCAACTCTACTCACTGATAGTGCAGGTAATCTAGTCGTTGATATATGGAAAGACACCTATGGCGCTTTTCCCCCAACGGTAGGGGATTCAATCACTGGTGGAAATCCGTTGACGATTACCGGCGGGATTAAAACTCAAGATACAGCACTAACTGGTTGGACAGTAGCATTGATTGCTGGTGATGTTTTGGCCTTTAATGTCAACTCTTGTTCTGCTGCTAAGAAAATTTCAATTGCTCTTAAACTCGCGAGGTTATAATGGCTCTGCGAAAGGAGTGAGATGGCTCTGCGATTCATAGAGAGCTTCGAGCACTTAGGAGGAAGCCCCTATTCGGGTCCGATTCTCAAGAAATGGGACGCAAGTAATGCGGCGAACGGCTCAGCCTTCGATCCTGCTTACGGGCGAACCAATAGCGGGCTGTTTATCAACGGATGGGACAACTCCTGGATAGAGAAGTGGCTCGACGCACAGCCTACCTGGATCGTTGGTGCTGCGGTCTACTTCGCTAACAACTCCGGCTTTGACTCAGCAATCATTGGATTTCAAGATGGCACATCCGCTCAGGTTGAAATACGACGCATGAGTTCCAGCAAGTTCCTAGCAATTTCACGCAACGGCACCGTCATCGCCACAGGGACGACCCAAATACGTTTAGGGCGCTGGTACTACATCGAGTTTAAGGCCACCATTCATAACTCAACCGGCTCCGCAGAGATCATCCTAAACGGTATTAGCGAAGTCAGCATCTCAGGTACTGACACGCAGTTCACAGCTAACGCAACGGCTGACACCATTCACATCGGTGGGAGTGGAGGATCTTTTGCTGGCAACATCTACTTAGATGACATCTACATCTGCGACGGGACAGGCTCCGCTCCAGCAAACACGTTCTTGGGAGACGTGCGGGTTGACACCCTCCTACCGAACGGCAATGGCAACTCGTCACAGCTTCTCGGTTCAGACGGTAACTCAACGGACAACTACCTGCTCGTGGACGAGGCGACTCCAAACGAAGACACGGACTACGTGGAGTCTTCTACGGTCGCTCAGAAGGACACGTACACGTATGGCAACCTCACACCGACTACGGGTACTGTATTCGGCGTCCAGATCCTTCCCTTTGCTCGCAAGACCGACGCGGGTACGCGCAAGATCGCAAGCATCGCTCGCCACTCGGGAACCGAGGTTGATAGTGCCGATAAGACTCTCTCATCCACCTACCTCTACTATCCCGACATTCGAGAAACGAAACCGGGTGGAGGTAGTTGGTCTATCTCCGACGTGAACGGGGCTGAGTTTGGAGTCAAGGTGACAGCCTGATATGGCAAACGATCGTATCTCTCAAGAGCCGGTTGAAGTAATCGTTTCCCCAACTGACGGGAAAGCAAGGATCTCTCAAGAGCCGGTTGAAGTAATCGTTTCCCCAACTGACGGGAAAGCAAGGATCTCTCAAGAGCCGGTTGAAGTAATCATGCGAAATCTCAATGAATCCATTTTCGTTACATTTATTGACTAATGGCTCTACCTTTCCCCGCTACGTCACAGCTAAGCGATTTTCTCGATCCTTCCGAGAACCCGCTCTATGAGAACGGAAACTGGGCGCAACTAGCTCCATCGTCGCCACCTATGGCGAAGGCGGGTGGCTCGGCGGGAGATTCGATCCACAACGGACCGAACTACTCCTACTGGACACGATCGGTCTACTACACACCATCCATTGTAGAGGTTTGGGCATGTACGAGTGGTGGTCAACTCGGTGCCGCACTTGAGACGTGGCGTGTCGCGCTATTCACAACATTAGGAGATGAAAGAAACGGTTATCTCGTGTATTTCGGAGGAGCGATTACCAAGGCTTTCGTCATCAGACGCTACGACAACGGCGCATTTACTGAACTTATCGGCGTGGGTAATGCCTACCCGCAGAAACTCGGAATGAGAATCAATGGGGATAACATCGAAGCCTGGGGCGAGTATGGCGGCGTGTGGTCTTTGCAGTGTTCGATTGTTGATACGACCTATCGTGGCGCTTTTTTCCTCACCATCGGTATCGAAGATCCCACAGCAGGGGGCCTCGGTATGCCCTGCTTCGGTGGCGGACTTAAGAATCGCTCTCAGATAATTAGGTATTTACATAACTAATGATTGAACTTAAATTCATAATTCCACCGTTTATCCCCCTTGCAATTTTTGCAGAGCAGTTTCTATCTGGATTGCCTAGTACCCTTAGACTAGCTATTGATCTTGCTGCTATCTGTACTTTAGCTGCTGGCTTTCTCGTACTCGGTAGATTACGTGGAGCATTAGCAGCTTCAGAAGCATCGGCAGATGCATGGAAAGGTGAGCGTGATGCAGCAGTTGCAAGAGCAGATAGACACCGAGACGAAATAACCGAATTAAGAAAGGAGAAGGAAGAGGAAGGACGGGATCTACTAAGTCAAATTAGTGATCTCCGCGTAGAAATAACCAAGTTGCAGGAGCGTCCTACTCTAGAAGTGTTAGCATCTAAACTAGATGTAGTTCTTCACGCTATAGAAGGGTTGAAAACATGAGCAATCTCGTACAGTGGTCAGCAATTGTCGCATTCTTCATTCCAATTCTTCTCTCTTTGCTTAATCAAGCAAAGTTTTCTAAAGAACTCAAAGCTGTTATTTTCTTTGCAGTCTCTCTAGTTGCGGCAGGAGGTACTGCATATTTCCAGGGTGATCTTACTGGAAGGCGTTGGCTAGACTCAGCACTCGTTATTGTACCGGCAGCAGCAGCTTTCTATCACGGCTTCTGGAAACCTTCTAGTATCGCACCCAAGTTGGAGGAAATTTCTAACTTTGGTGGCGGTGGTGAACCTACGCCATAATGCGACCAACCGAAGTACCCAAGAAACATCCGAACGCTACTCTGTCAGGAAGCCTAACGGCTCCTGTCATTGTAGTCATGTTGATTCTTGGTCACTTTGGGATAGCCCTAGCACAAGAGCAAGCTGTAGCTGTAACAGGATTGATAATCACAATCGGCTTGCTTGTTGGCCGCAGAGGTATCAAAGGTGTATGGCGAATGCTAATGGAAGGTTCAGATGATTAGATTGTCTCGCATCCTCCCACGAATGGTTGGGTAGTTGTCCACCAAGGGTTGATTGTGAGGCATATCGGGGGCTAGACCGCGTTACTCTCCTGGCGCATCTAGCCCCCGATCCTTTTAAAAGGTTATCGGTACTCCATCGTCATGTTGAGAACCCGAGCCAAAGTAATACCATTGCAACAGATGACGACAAGCATCTCTACCATGCTGAAATCCTTTTTTGTAAAGTTGCATATCTTTCAGCTTTAAATCAGAGAAGTATCCTTTACCCTGAGCAGCAGTCTGCATCCAAAGATGGTCTGAATCACAAAGGAATTTTACTACTCCAATTAGCTCACAAGGGTAAAGATCGATGCCAGTCTGCTTACCTTGTCTAAACTCGAAGCTTTCACAAATCGTATAGTTGGGTTTAATCTTCTGTATGAAGCTTGCAAGTTCTCTATGGTTCCATTGCTCTTGGCTATAATTGATTTTTAGAGCATGTTCATCTTTACGACCAATTGCATAGCCAGTAGTCCGCCCTGGGTCAAGAGCCAATATAGTAATCATTTTACAGACTCCTTCTTAAAGACGCCCCTCACGGAGGCCCTGTTGGCGGACATCCTATTGGAGTTTCCATTTAAGCCTCTTTTTTAAAATTTTCTTAGCTTCTTGTGATCCCTTAATATAGGATTGAAGCGAGTATCCTAAATCTGCAAGTTCAATCTCAGTCCAATCAGGAGATTCTAGGAGTTTCTTATATCGCCTTCTATATCGTTGCCTGATATACTCTTGCTTCTTTATAGGAGTTGAAAATACTCTAGCTCCTGCTGTACTATTACATTCTAAACAGGCTGGTACTGTTTTACCCATTCCCCCTTTATATTCACCAATTGCTAGGAGCATCTCCGTAAATATTTTAGGAATAACGTGATCCTTAGTATCAGCAGGAACCCCACAATAATAGCAAGGTCTGGCTCTATTAGATTTTACACGACAGCTATCAGAACAAAAACGTGCATGACTTCGCATATCAAAAGATAGTGAGTGTCCACACCATTCGCAAATACGATTTAGAAACCGAAGTTTAATTGTTGGTTGACTATTATGGATTATCTGTTTTGTCTCTATAACTATAATAGGTTCTTCTTTTTTGATAGGCTTATGCACATATACATCTTTCTTTCGGCATTCAACAGAGCAGTATTTTTGAATATAGCTCCGAGGTATGTAGGATCGTTCGCAGAACTGGCAACAACGAGGCTCAGTCAGGGATGCAGGCATGTTACGGATTCTATACGGTTCCAGGGCCAGCCGCCAGGGGAGAATGCCCAGGATGGCCCGGAGGCCCGGAGGCCCGGAGGCTTACGCCTGTGAAGCCACTTACGACTGAAAGCCCGAAGCGAGCCATACGATAAGCACCACAATGATTATGCAGAAGATTGTAAACCTCCACTCGGACACAAAGAAGTTAAAGAGTTTCACCGGGTTGGATTGTTCTCGAAGTTACAGTACCCGGTGCAGGCCAGAAATGCTGTCCACACCTACAATACCCTGGTCGCTGTTCAAAGACGTGTGTGGGTTCAATACACCTGAAGAATCCATACTCACCCCTGTCAGGGAGTACATACTGCTTACCTTCTGCGACTGGTAGAAACCACGGAACTTTAGCCATCATGCAGACTCGTATGTAGTTTCAAAAATATCACTTTGCTTCTCCCCAACTAGGGCCGACTCCCAGTTCAATCTTGAATGGAATTTCCCAACCTAGCTCGTCCTTTGCACGAGTCACCATTATCTGTTCACAGACTGTCTTGTACTCATCCACGTAGTTCTCCTTTACATCACCTATGATATTGTCATGGACTGTAAGAACTATAGCTGCCTTCTTCCAATCTATCTCCCTCGCTAGGAGTATTACTGACCGAAGCGTAAGATCCCCACCCGTAGATTGCGGCACGAAGTTCACAGCCTCTCTTACCGAGGCATTGAAATTCTCCTTTGTTAGTAAGTGAAATCGTCTTTGTCTCCCGTATGGAGATGCAACACGGCCAGTCCGCATTTCCTTGATAACTTCTTGCTTCCATCTTGAAACTCCCTTGAAGTATGTCCACCACCAATCGATGAATTCCTGCGCTTCTCTCTCGGGTATCTCATGCTTCTCTTGGAATGTAGCTGCTCCTTGACCGTAAGCTACACCGAAGTTCATATTTTTTGCGCGGCTCCGTTGCTCGCTTGTGAAGCTTTCCCCATAGAAACGTGACGCTGCAACAGAGTGAAGGTCAAGGTCTTCATTATAAATCCGTAAGAGTTCTTTATCTTGTGAGAATTGAGCAATACACCGTAGTTCCGCTTGCGAGTAATCAGATTGTACGATGACTCTTCCGGTACTTGGAAGGAATAGACGCCGAATATCAGGGAGTCCGGGCTTAGTACGGGTAATATTTTGGAGATTTGGATTCCGCGAGCTAAGCCGCCCGGAAGTGGTTCCATGTAAGAGAAGATCCGTATAGATCCGACCGTCAGGATCATCTATCGCCCTTTCAATTAGTCCGGTTATATAAGTATCTGCTTGTTTGGAGAGTTCTCTAAAGCGTTTTAGTTCCTTAGCAAACTTCTTGATTACTGCTACCTCAAAAACCATCTGAGAGCTAACATGAAAACGCCCCGCCGCTATCTCATTTAAAGCTGCTTCATCTGTGGAGCGGTTTTTATCAGGACGCGACCGCATTTCATGCTTGATCTTCCATGTGTCATAGAAGAGTATCGAGGTTTGCTTAGTAGAGCGAGGGTTATAAAGAGGCTCATCAATAATCTGTCTCATACGCTTGACTTTTTGCTCAAGCTCAGGCTTGATTTCTTCTTCCATCAAGTCGGCTGCTGCATCTATATCGTATCTGAACCCCGCCATCTCAATTCGGGCAAGAGCTTCTGAACCTTCAATGAGCAGTCTCTTATACATCTTGCCAGTTCCCTCGTCTTCAATCCTTCTGGCAAGGAGGTCGTATAGTTGATACGTCCCTGCCACGTCCCGTCCGGCATAGGTGTGAAACTCATCGTAATCTTGAACGATACCCGTTTTCTTGAATTCTTTGACAGATTTTGGTTCATAATTAGGCCACCCGAATTCCTCTGCTAATAAAATTTCTAGCTTGTGGATACCACCAAACTGCTTCTCCGTCTTTCCTGTTCGCTCATCACACGCATAGGACATGAGCATGGTATCCTCATCTACAATGGCTTGAATAGAATAGCTGGTTCGGAGGATCTTAATATCAAACTTCCCGTTGTGCCAGATAAATAGAATGTCGCTCCGTTCCAAGAACCTCCTGAGATGGTGAAGGAAATTTCCATCTGTGAATAACCCTTGCCGCTCTCCAAAAACAGTTGCATTCCCTCCATGTTCAGCAAATTGGATACTGACGAGACTAGCCTTGTGAGTAAGTCCTCCTCTAGACTCAATATCTGCCGATATGAGGGTACTTCTATCTTTATCTTGTAACCAGGTGCAGGCTTGCTCGGCATCTTCGATTACCTCTATTCGTGGCAGTACAGGTGGTGGGATCGGATTGAAGGCTCGTCTAAAATCTTTTTGGAGATTGGGGAATGTGGAGTCATCTCGAAGTACGAGGGCGGGATTGTTTGTAGCAACATAAGTCTTTCCTTCCCTTTTAATCCTATATCCACGGTGACGATCGATAGCACCCCTTCCGATAAGCAGATTGACTGCTTCACTTCCGGCAGCCACAATAAGCGAACAATCGGACAACTCTTGCTGTAAGCGAGGAGCGCACGCCTTAATCGCCTCTCCCGGTACTTGGCCTTCAGGTGGTGAACATAGGACAACATTGGTTAGCAATACCTCCTCTCGTTTAATCCCTTGCTCTTTGAGTAGATGGTTGAGAACATCACCTGACGTTCCTGAAAATGGAATTCCTGTACGAGCTTCAGTATATCCAGGTGAACGCGCAACTATCGCTGCTATAGGATTCTTTGGTAGGATTGAAGGTGCAATTGGTCTATCGTAAAGAGGACACTCTTCACAAAGAGCAGCAGAGTGTTTCCGTTTTACAGTCGTGCTAGCCATGCTGCGAATTGGAATAATGTAAATACGAGAACTACTATGACCACAATCGCCACAATCGCTAGGATCATGCGAGGATCTGTGGTCTGACTACGAACATGAATTCAAAGGGATACCTATTATATTCAGGGAGCTTGAATTTCTGTGGGCCAGCCTCTTGACCGTGAGAACCCCACACTGCGTCCGCAATAGAGCCGGGGACTATACACTCGATTACGTGTCGAGAATTTTGGAAGTGTGCAAGATCACCTACACGGTAAGGAGCACCAATCTTGTCCCAATCATCCTCATACATATCGGTATTTCCATATCCAGACCAACCTTGCTTGGCAGGATCAACAAGCTTCAACCCACTACGCTCTGCTGCATAACCTGAAGCTTGAATAACCATCATCGAGCAATCGCTAGAGAAGCTGCTATTCGGATTAACATAGATAGGGTAGGGACGGATGGTGTTGTTATAGTGAATGTTACGCTCGTTGGCTATTGCTAGATTCCAGAACTCGCTGATGTACTTTTGGGCTATAACCATTTTATCCGACTCTGCCGTTATACCTGCCTCGTCCTGAATGAGCTTTTGCGCATAAGGATCGAATGCAGGTAGCGTCTTGCCATCCTTACGATAAGTTTCTTTACGGAGTGCCGTCCATACTGCCTCACCATAGGAACCATCTCTTCGAGAGAGAATACCCTTCTTGATTTTGTAGTCAGCAACAACTTCCCACAATGCTAGGTTGTATTGCTGATTGTACTCCCGCCAGGGAAAGAGCTTAAGATGACCAAAAGCACGCTTAAGCGCTTCAGCCGTTGGGCCTTTGTTCTTAAAGCTAGAAGCTGGTAGCCCATATGGGCCAGTAAACGGAACCTGCTCCTTCGTTAGCATAATGCCTCCAGGTGTGGGGGTTGTAGGTTTGCACGCGAGCCAACCGCTAGATGTAGGTGCCCATTGTGGTGCAGTTAGGTTCGCCATGATTCCATCGCCAGGGAACAATGAATATGGAGCTTGAAGCTTGAAGTCACTTGGCTTCATACCAGCATATGTACCAAAGGTCATGTATACGCACTTGATGCCATGACTCCACCATTTGTCCCTCGTAGGAATAGGATTGTAACCAGGAGCTTCAGCCGGAAAGATTTGTGGTAGGATTGGAATGTTCTTAGCAACCGTCCAATTTAGACTTTCAAACGGGTTAGGCTGTACGCTAAGTGCAATATCTCTTGGACCGATCTTTTGTACGATATAATCGAGAGCGCCTTGCTTGCCGTCTATTTCTTTCTCACAATTTACGATTCCAGATGATCCCCAAGCGTCTGTAATTGCTATGATCTTGTCAACGACAGTTGGATCGAATATAGCAGGTTCGATTTGATTCCCATTCTCATCTAGTTTTGTAGTTCTTCCCCAAGCACCACAGAACAATCCATTATCTAATGCTCTCTTTCTGACTACTGCCCATTGTTCAGGCTTGGAGTCACGAATGTTGCAGAATATACCTTTTATCCACGGACAGTTCTGTTTTAGCCAAGCAATGTCTTCTACTCCACCATTAGGATTATCTAAAAATAGAAAGCATGTATTAAAAACCGTCAACTAGTCACTTCCTTTTACTCGTCGGGGTGGCGAGGGCGGCGCTGGCCTTGAGTCGTTCCGCTATTTCAACGATGTATCGCCCTTTTTGCCTCCATGCGGAGCTTGATTCGTTTGGACATAGAGCCTGAGCGTGTTCCACCAAGCGCCGTAACTCAGCCGGAGTCGGCAGCGCAGCGGTAAGCGCCTCGCAGCGGGCTTCGGCTTTCATAGCCTGAGTCACAGCGACATTGGCCGAGATCGTGAGGCTCGTAACCTGGTCGGTTAGCTCCGCAACGCGGGCCTTCAACTTCTCTTCACGAGCAATGGCCTGACCTCCGAGATAGCCAGCTTTCACAAGCAGGTCATCCCGCTCCAACTCCAACTCCGCGATCCGTGCTTCAAGACGAGCGATCTTCTCCTGAGCCTTTCGCATCGCCTCTGCGTTGGCGAGAACGGCGTCGGTGAAGTCACTCATTCAAACCTCGATTCTAAAAGAACTCGTAGTTTAGAAGCTTTTGTAGATTTGATTCCTACAGCACCGCAGCCTTTATATGGTTCTGCCGTACCCGCCATACAACAACAGAACAAGATTATTTTCCCATCGACAATACCATAAGCTACTTCCTTCCAGTTGTCTTTATGATTCTCTTCAGTCATAATCTTACCTTTAACAGCTTTGAATGTGGACTTCTCTGCTTTCTTAAACTTAGCATCTTTCCATTTCTTCCATTCAGTACTGACTATCCAATTACCGCGAGCGTTCTTCGTGTACTTAGCTGGTTCCATATATTATGCTTTTGAGATCGGGCGGTGAGAAATCTGGCCCCTTGAGTATCTTACCATCTTCTCTAACAATGGGTTTGCCATCGTCTCCTAGCTTGCTCATGTTGGAACGTTGAACTTCAGCAAAGCATTCATCGAGCGGGATGCCAAAACTCACCGCAGTACCACACAGGACGTAGATAAGATCACAGATGGCATCAGCTATATCAACTAGATCGGGAGCCTGAACCATTGCGTCATCTAGTTCATTCAATTCTTCATCATGAAGTTTGGAGCGCAATCTCCACAGAGGAGAGCTAGAAGTAGGCCCATGGGGATGTAGTTCGTGCATATCAATAGGCTCGTCATTTACCTCTAGACCATATGTTTCATGGAAATCTCTGACCATCTCGAAGTAGCTAGAGTCCACTGGCGATATCCTCCATTAGTTTGTTAACATCCTTGTAGAGATCCTCAATAGATTCGTTATTGATTATAAGACCATCAATCAAAGCTTCGTGCAAACCATCCTCGGATGCATGACCATCTGGTTTATGTCCTGGTCGAGTAATCTCAAGAACGTAACCACCTTCGGCAAGTATTCTAGCAGCTTCGTTTTCAAACCTCACGTCAGTTACAACTACGTTAATAGGTTCTTGCTTCCGAACGCGCTGCAACTGATGATCCTTAAAGTCTTGCATCCATAAATCCACCCAAAAG